CTTGAATATCAGATAATACCATTAAACCGATATTAGCTTCTCCAGCACGAAATGCATGACGACACGGATCATCATCGAATGGTGTGTTAAAAACATGACATCTAATCAAGAAATCATAAAACCAAGCCCGACCTTGTTCCATAGTCATTGCAGCTTCTACAAATTTAAGTCTATCGGCTCTAGTTCTAGAGGCTTTTTTCCTAGCTCGATTTACTTGTTCCTTATCAGAAGTATCGTATTCTTCAGTTTCAGGAACGATAGAAGGAAGTTCAGTTTCCATTTATATCTTTTGGAGCATTAACTTGACGAATATTTAATTGTTTAATTACTTCTTGTCTTGGCATACTTTTAGATAGAGCTAGTCGTTGACCTTTTTCAATCAGAGTTTCGAGCATATCACGTACTTTTAACCAACTAGGGTTTTCTTGAGCATGTGCTAGTTGATGTGCAGATCCTGCGGCCACCTTAAGACCATCTACAAATCGATTTAACATCTCTGGTTCACTAATATATAATGTCGTGTTATCCTCCTAAGAGTTGGCCAAGGACATTTTGTCCGTTGGGAGTTGGTACTTCACTCATGACTTTTGCAGCAGGAGCAGCTTTACCGGCAGCTTCAGCAGCAGCAGAAATAGCCATCATTTGTTTCTGTTCAGCAGCTTGTTGTGCTATAATTTGACGTTGTTTCACGACATCTTCAGGACCAAAAAGAATCTTTTGTGGGTTTCCAAGAAGATCATTAAATTCTCTAACTAATGAATCAGGATCGACATTATCTTTTGCTTGAGGATATACAGCATGCATAGCTCCTATGAGTTGCATCAATCTTTCAATACCTCCGGTAGCAGCACCCTTTTGTGCCAATGCTAACATACTAACGAATTCAATATCTAATGGAACATCTTTTAAACTATTAGGAGGTGGGTCGATCATACCCTTACGTTTAAGAATACTATAGATTCTTTTTAACTTAGGTTTCAGACTTTCACCGATAATACTCTCGATGACAGGACCTAAGACTTGTAACTTCTCTTGAATTTTTTGAGCTACCTCATAAGCTGTCATACGTTCATCAAGTTTTTGTTCAAGCATTAAAAATAAATCATTAAAGAATCCCATTTGAATTCTCTTCTCGATAGCTTGAATATTCATAGCCATTTTTTCTACATCTGGATTAATTTCATAAATAGGTCTAATACCTCTTCCAGGACCAATATCTGTAACATAAGTAAGATGTCCAGGAAGGGTAGATGTAGGTTTATTCTTAAGAGACATTTCCCCAATCAAAGGTGGTCTAACCAACTTTTCAATTGCTTCAGCCATACGACGTGTCATAACTTGAAGTTGCATGACGTCAGGAAGTACATCCATACCAGGACTACGACCATAAGCATCGTTGCTCTGTGTGCTCCAACGAGCCGCTGTAAAAGGTTGATCTATAAATCCTTGTTTACTAAGAGGTATAGTTGTAGGTACACCCCAAAGCCAATAAATTTCTCTCCAAGTAAAATTACCAGGAAGTTTACCTTGATCAGTTTTGTTAATACCAAAATTAGGTTCAATACTATGAGCAATGATGAATTCTTGTTCTAGTTTGTTACCTTTTTGTTGCCATAAAGATAAAATTTGGACAGGACAATTCTCAATTCCAAAAAAGTCTACAATTTGAGCAACAGACATTACAAACATTCTATTCAACCCTTCGACTCTCATTGTAGAGCCTGAAGAGAGATAATATTCTCCAACAGCAGGATTATATAATCGAATCAAATCACGTTCGTCTTCATAGATGATACTAGGAGCTGTTCCGAAGACCAACAAATCCTCACACTCTTGAGCAAAAGCATTATAAAAATTACTACCAGCAATAACAGAATACATTCTGTCTTCGATATCATCTAACCAAAGACGAGCAGCAGCGTCAATCTCAAGACGTCTTAATGCTGGAATAACTTTAAACCAAGGACGACTTGGAGAAGCAAGTCCACTCATAAGTCCAGCTGAAGCAATACGAACTGCATAAGTAGCAGTAGGATCCGCAATACTTGTGTTCAGAGGTACACCACGACGCATACTATTAGGTGTAGGGTTTCCTCCGGTACTTTGTGTTAACCAGATGCTTCTACGAGGAAGAATAAATTCTGCTAAATCAGACCAATTCTGAGTCCACCAAGTTTGACGCCAATTTCTAAGGGCTGTGAGTCTTGTTTCTAAATGTGTTCTTAGAATTGGCCAACTAGAATCTGGATTTTGCGATTCTGAAATAGGCAGAACTGGCTGTTGAGAAAGTAACGTAGGTCCTGCTTTTTCGTATGGAACTTGCTTTTCTTTCACTTATTGACCTAGAAGTGTTGCCTTAGCAGTTGATTTTGGTTTAGTCAACCCTTGAGGTGATGTAGCAATAGTATCATCAGCTGTAAATACAGAAGCTGCTGCCTTTGACTTTTGTGCTCTTAATCTAGCGAATGAACTTCCTAGAATACTAGGATGAGCTGCTGGAGGAGGTAATGCAGCAGGTCTTGGCATAGGAGGTTTACCCATACTTAATCCTTGTACATTTTCTTTAATCGAGACTTCTTCTTATCAACCTTATTAAACTCTTTACCTACTGACTGAGGCACACCGGCTTTTTTAGCAAATTCTTTATCATGAGCAATAGCTCTCATAAAGCGTTCTTGTTTTGCTGAACTTGAAGGCATTATTTTACATCCTTATAGAAGAAAAAATCTTTTGTATTTAAAGTCATGATAGCGTCTTTAGCCCAAAAAGGAGGAGAAATAGACTTATCATGATAATGTGTAGCACCTTTTGTAATATCAACAGAATCAGATAGAACTTCATCATATGAAGCAAGACAATCTTTAATCACTAGATTATTATTTGCAGCTTTAGCTCCTCTGAGAAGATTATTATTATTCAATTTATCGTCATTCCACTCAGAGAATTGATAACGTCTAAGACAAATCTCAGCCAAAGTTGAGCCAAATCTACCATCGTTGAGTCTATTTTTAATAACATGAGCAATAGCTCTGCGCTCTACAGGACTTGAGTTACTAGCTTCGCAAAAAATTGTCAGTGCTACGATTTCTCTATCAAAGGCCATGCTATTCCTATCACAAAAAGAAGTCCCATTGTACCGCGTCCCATCAGTCTACCTACATTACATAAAAAACCTGATTTAGGTATTCCTACAGGCGAAGGTGGTCCACCTCCACTGTAATCAAGTCCAGAATAAAGCCATATTACAGTGGCACGATCTGGCATAGTAACTGCACTATCAGGAACAGGTCTCATAAGTCCAAGAGTATATGCTTCTACACTACGACGTTTATTTTCTGTATCAATCGCCATTAGACATATTCAGTTTTAGTGAATGTTGTTCCGTCATCAGAAAGTGTTGCAGTAGCGATTGTAGTTCCAACATCATTTTTAATTCTATCAGCAGTAGCTGTAGTTTCACGTAAATTACGAAGTGCCATGAATTGTAACATTAACGCATCACTAGCTGCTGGTGTAGCACTAGGAATAGCCCCTAGTTCTGATAATGTTTTAGCCCATACCGCATCTCGAATTTCATTAACTCCATCAGTAGCTAATGCATCAGCATCAACTGCACCTGTAGCAATAGCAGCAGCTGTAATTGAGTTTGCTTCTATACCAAAAACTTGAGAATCAACACGATTAACTGTAGTAAAAGTTAATTGATCAGTTTTAGCTTTAATTGCTGCTATTTCTGTATCTAGAAAATCATCAATAATATCAACTGAAGTCTGAGATGATCGACTAGATACTGCAGCATCGAGATTAGTATTAGCAAGAGACCAGATAGAGTCTGTATCTGCTACACTATCTCCAATTACTTGGCCAAACGATCCTTGAGTCTGATGTGCTGTTGCATCTTCATCCCATACTGCATCTGCAACTTCAGCTGCTGTTGGAGCAGAAGCACCTGCTGCAGCTACATTTGGAATAATCTCATAAGTATTTGTTAAGACAGCTTGTGTAGTTGCTGGACTAAATGTAATAGTATCTGTAGCAGGATTGAATGCTGTAATAAGTCTGGCTTGACCTGAAATTGTTCCAGATGTAAACAAGATTGCCATATCTTTCCAATAATCAGTATCTGCTTCAGTTCTAGCAGCATCAACCATTGTAGTTGTTGAACCACTATCTGCTGTACCACTAACTACTGATCTAATTTCAGTTACAGCATCACTTGATATAGCATCAGCATCAATAGCATTTGTTGCGAT